CTTATGATTCAATTGCGGTATCTTATGTTGCTGAAATTAGTAAAGGTGGTTTACCTGCTATTACAGATTCTGTTGGAAGAATAAGATCTAATAATATTTGGTCTACAAATGCAAGTGGACTTAGACTTGGAGATGATAGTGGATATGGAGTTTTTGTAGAAGATGGGGGAAATGTTGGGATTAATACCACAAATCCTTCTGAACAATTAGAAATATATTCTGTTAATAATGGTTTTAAAGGTTTATTAATTAATAATCAGGGAACATCTGGTGTAAGGGGGGCTAAATTAGAACTTCAATCAGGTGCTAATAGTGGAAATATAAGATATGAAGGTTCAGGTACTGATTTAATTATTGAGAATGAAAGAGATAATGCTGATAGTGATATTAAATTCCAAACTAGGGGTTCTTCTACTGATAAAATGACCATAAAAGGAAGTGGAAATGTTGGAATTGGAACAACAAGTCCAGAGGCTCAATTAGAGGTTGTTGGGGGGAGTATAAATATTGGAGATTTTGCAAATAATGCTGTTGGACTTTTACAAATAAGTGGAAATGGTTCTGCAGAAGGGGTTACTATTTGGGATGAATCAGGTGCAATGACATTTAGAATGTGGTCTGATGCTTCTACAGATACAGGATTTATTACTAAGGGTTCAAGTGCTGAAAATGGAATTGCAATTCAAACAGATGGAGATGTTGGAATTGGAACAGCAAGTCCTTTATCTAATTTACATATAGCTGGAACAGGAAGTTTAGCTACTGGAATCACTTTTGCAGATGGAGATGTTGGATTTTATGAGGCTTCAAATAAAGTATTGAATTTTGCAACAAGTTCTGGGTCTTATTTTTCTTTTGGTGCCTCAGGTATTTTGGGCTTAGGTAGTGGAGCCCCAAGTTTATTATATGAGGAAGGTTCAACAAGCAATCCTACTGTTGTTCCAGATAGGGATGACTCTACAACAGGTATTGCAAAATCTGCAGCAAGTCAATTAAGTTTAATTACAGGTGGAACAGAGGGTTTAACAGTTCAATCAGACCAAGATGTAATTATTCCTAATGGTAATGTGGGAATTGGAACAACAACACCCCAAAATCTTTTGAATGTTGATGGAGATGCAAATGTAACTGGTTCGATGTATGTTGGAGAAGCATGGCAAGATGGAGGAGTCACAATTGATTCTGGAAAAATATATGCTCAAGAACTTTATGTGTATAATATTACAGGTTTAAATGTTACTGATCTAAATATTAATGGAAGTTTATTACCTGCAATAGGTTATGATAATACATTTGATATTGGAAGTCCTAGTTTAAGATGGAGAGATTTATATTTAGGGGGAGATATAACTCTTGCAGATACAAAAGGAATAAAAACAGGAACAAGTGATGGAAGTGATGATGAGATGGTTTATGTTGCAGGAGGGGGATCAAATTCAGATGGTCGTGGTGGAAGAATAAGAGTTTATGGGAATGAACATTCAAGTTTACCGGGTCAAATAGATATAGCTGCAGGAAATGCAGTTGGATCAGTAGTTAATATTGATAATATTCTATACACTAATAATAGTAATATAGGAATTGGAACAAGCAGTCCTTCTTCAACAGTTGATATTATAGATAGTGATAGTCATGCAATGTTGAAACTTACAAGTACTAATGGGGATGGAGATGCCTTCATTAATTTTGAAGTTAATTCAGATGAATGGTCTGTTGGAATAGATGATGCTGAAAGTGATAGTTTTCAAATAGTTCATGGTACTGGTTTAGATTCTACAGAAGTAATAACTGCACTTACTTCTGGAGATGTGGGAATTGGAACAACTAGTCCGGATTATAAATTAGATATTGAAGGAGCTGAAGGTACACATATGGTTCAATGGGGAACACCTGCAGGAACATATGGTACAATGTTTGCTGATGATGATAGAAATTTTGTGAGTATAGGTTCTAGATCAAGTGATGATTTTAGATTATTTACTGGGGGGTCAGATGTGATGACCTTAACTACTGGTGGTGATGTAGGAATTGGAACAACAACTCCTCAAGCAGAATTACATGTTTCAGGAAGTACTGTTCCAAATGCAGCTTATGATTCTTATGCAGGAATTCAGGTTGAAGCTTCAGATTCTCATTTACAAATAATAAGTCTAGATACTGGATCTTGGGCAAGTAGTTTAGTTTTAACAAATGATGCTACAACTTCTGGAACAAATAGAAATTGGTGGTTACACCATACTCCAGATACTCACCCTACTGCTCCTGGAACACTTCAATTTAGATATGCTGAAACAAATAATACTGCTGCTATTGGGGGAGATGCAACTGCATTAACTGCAATGACTTTAAAAGAAGATGGAAAAGTTGGAATTGGAACAACTACTCCTACATCTCCACTTCATGTTCAAGCAGATAGTGGAGCTTTAGGTATAAGAATACAAGGTAGAGCTTCAGATGGCTCTGGGTTTTTACAATTCTTTGAAAATGATGGTTCAACACTTGCTGGTTCTGTATCTGGAATAGATGGAATAATGAGATTAAGAGGTCCAGATAATACAAATGATTTAAATATTATTACTGGGGGGCAAGTTGGAATTGGAACAACAACTCCTGAAAATACTTTAGAAATAGTTCCAACTGCAGTAGATAAAGGGTTTACAATAAGAGAAAGTGATGATGGGAATGATGCTATAAAATTAACTGCAAATACTGAAAGAGGGGTTGCATCATTTTATAGGGCAGGTGTTGAAAAAGTACATATAGGTGCTACAGGAGATGTTTGGTTTAATTTAGATTCCACTTATAATGTGGGAATTGGAACAACTACTCCAACTCATAACCTAAATGTTTTAGGAGATATTAATGTGACAACTACAGACCAAGATGTTTCTATGTTCATGGAAGGAGGCATGTTAGTTATTGAAGGATAAAAATGAAAACTAAAAATATATTATTAATTATTGGAATGATTTTCTTAGTTTTAGCTCCAGTTGTTGAAGCTCAAGATACTTTACAGATGTGGAGAAATGCTTCTACAGGTGCAAATGTTAGTTGGGTAAATAATAATGGAGATTGGTATATGCTTGGTGATCTTACTGTTGATGGTTCTTTAATTGGTAATTCAAGTATTTGGAGTAAAGCTGGAACAAATATTTTTCCAACTACTTTAACAGATTCTATTGGTATTGGAATCGCTGCTCCCGAATCTTTATTACATATATTTAGTTCAGATATGGCAAGTAGTCCAACCCCTAATGTTGGGGGTGATGAATTAGTTTTAGAAAGTTCAGGGAATACTGGAATGACTATATTTAGTGGAACAGGTTCAACAGGAAGTATTCTTTTTGGAGATGATAATCACGATATTGGAAGATTAAAATATGATCATAGTGGAAATGAATTTCAATTTTATACAGGGGGATCCTTAAGGATGACTTTAGATGGGGCTGGTTTAGGAATTGGAACTGCTACACCTGCTGAATCACTTCATGTGGATGCTGGAAGCATTTCTTTAACAGATGGAACTTCTATGCAAGGAGCTAGAATTGTAGGGGATGCAACAAGTAATAAGGCATGGATGGGAACTAATTATTCTTTAGATACTTCTAGTGGGAATTTACAGGGATTTGTTAGGGGTGCTAGAACTTCTGGAACTTCTTATTTAGGTTTAGAAATAGGAACATCAACTAATCATCCTCTTAGATTTATAACAAGTGGGACAGATACTGCTGATGAAAGAATGAGAATCGAATCTGGAGGAGATGTGGGGATTGGAACAACAAATCCTTCTGATAAATTACAGGTTGAGGATGGGAGTTATGGTTTAACTGTTTCTGCAACATCTTGGAGAAATGCAGCTATTTCTGGAATTAATGGAAGAAATATTAATATGATTTTAGGAGATAATTTCTTTAGAGATACTTATTCAAATGCAGGGGTTGTGGGTGTTGCTTCAAATGATGGTTCTCCGGTGGGAGTTGTGGGGTATGCTGTTGGAAATAATGATCGAGCTTCAATAGGGGCAACTCTTGGAGCAAATAATACTAATGCTGTAAATGGAGAAGCTATTGGATTATATATTAAACAAATTGATGCTACTGCTGGTTCTAGTTATGAATGGTCTATATATGATGCTAGTGGAGCAAAAGCATATATTGGAGGAAGTTTAGGTGTTGGAGATGCTTCTCCTGAAACCAAGTTTGATGTAGATAATGGGAATGTTAGTTTTGATGCAGGAGCATTTTATTGGAATTATAATGATAATAGATTAGGTGTTGGAACAACAGCTCCAAGAAAAACTACCCACATTAATGGAGATAATGATGATGTTTTATATCTTTCAGGGGGAGTTAGTGATGATGTTTCTATTTCTTTTGATGAAGAAAATAGTGGAACAGTTAACGCCAAAATATATTGGGACGCTTCAACAAATGATTTTAAATTTGCAACTTCTTCTGCCGATGCTATGACTATAGATGGTACTAATAATAATGTGGGAATTGGAACAACAAATCCTGGATCTAAATTAGAAGTTTATGATGGATTAATAGATGTAAGGGATCCAAATGGATATGGTGGTTTACAATTAACAAGAACAGGAACTGTTAATGATGGAGATACTACAGGTTATCTTTATTCTTATAATTCTTCTAATTTTATAGGGGGGATGAAATTTATCGCACATGATACTGATGATGGAGAAATTAGATTAAGGTATAAAGTTGCAGGTGTTAATACAGATGCAGTAACTTTTGTTGATGGTAATGTAGGAATTGGAACAACAAGTCCAACATCACCTTTAGATGTGGTTGGAGTAATAAATTCATCAGTAGGTGTTCATGTTACGGCTGATGGAACTGGAGGAGATTTTAATGGTGCATCATTAAAAAGGGGACAAGTATATTTGAATAGAGATGATACTGCAACAGTTAAACAGATTATATTTTATAAAAATGGTGCTGAACATTCTTATTTAGAAACTTCAACAAGTGGATTAAATATTGGAGGAGGAAACGTAGGAATTGGAACAAGTAATCCTTCTGTACCTTTAGAAGTTAGAGGTAATGCTATTTTTCAAACAGATTTAGACCAAGATACTTCTGTTTTTATTAAAGGTTATGAAGCAAAGAATGCAAACTTTTATTTATATCCTGACCAAGGAGATGATAATGCAGATAAATGGAAGATTGATGGTCAAATAGGGGGTAATTTAGGAATATCTAATTATGCTACTGGGGCATGGAGTGAATATTTAACTCTTGAAGCAGGTGGAAAAGTTGGAATTGGAACAACAGCTCCAAGTGCTAAATTAGATGTTGCAGGGACAATAGAAATGAATGGTATAAGGTTTGATGAAAGTTTTGATTATTTGGGGCCAGTTATATATGATCCTCAAGCATATATTGAGGCAGAATTTCCCAATACTCCTACAGGTTGGTCTAGAAATATAGGGGGTTTTGCAGAAAATAATAGTGCAGAGGTTCCTTTTAGTAAAGTTATTCGTTCAACAAATTATGATTATATTTATGGAGATTATGTTGCAGTTAATCCAGGAGATAGACTTTATGGGGAAGCGTGGGCATATAGGGAAACAGGAGCTGCAGGAACAGCAGGTCTTTTTTATTTTGGAATTATGAGATATGATAAAGATAAAAAAGCAATTGCAACTAATTCAGGTATTGATTATTTTGTAGCTAGTGGTCAAACAGTTCCAAGCACAAGTACCTGGACAAAATATACTGGATATCATACTTTACCTTTAACTCATACACCTTATAGTGGTAGTGATGGTGGGCCTGTGAGGTATGTTAGGTCAATAACTTTAATTAATTATAATAGTGGAACTATTCAAACAGATACTGCAGGATATATAATAAGAAGGGTTGAACAACAAAGAGATTCTGGAGAAATTGCATTTAATGGAAATGTAGGAATTGGAGATACTGACCCTGAAACAAAATTAGATGTTGATGGAGGAAATGTTAGTTTTGATGCAGGTGCATTTTATTGGAATTATAATGATGATAGATTAGGAATTGGGACAACAACCCCTGGCTCACAACTTAATTTAGTAAACACTTCAACAGGAGATTTAGCGTACACTGGATTTAAAATAGATTATGATATTCAAACACCTGCAGCAGATAGTCATGGATTAAGAA